TGCTTCTCAAACATTTTGGGGGAAACTGGCGGTAACCAGCCGGAACTAGCGGCGACTAAACAGCATTTACCCAGGCTTGAAACAACGGGCTTGAACCAGCACAGTTTTGGGGAGGGGATAGCCAACTTCGCTACTTTGCATATGGGCATTGAACTGATGGCATGGCAAAAGCATGTTCTTAATGGGCAACTGTCTCACGATGGTTTAGGCAATCTTCAGTTTCGTGAAGCCCTTGTGTCGACAGCACGCCAGCAAGGTAAGTCGGTAGCGCTTCAAGCCTTGATTGGTTGGTGGCTTACTGAAATGGCGGCGCTTCGTGGTAAGTCCCAGGCGGTTCTTTCGGTTGCTAACAAACTTGATAGGGCCGAAGCAATCTTTGGGTTTATCGCCCCAATACTTGTTGACAAATTTGGGGGAAAAGCCGCTAACGCTTTAGGCCGTAAGTCGGTAAAAATGCCTGATGGGTCTACTTGGGAAGTTAGGGCCGCTACACCGAATCTTCACGGCGGTAGTTATGACCTTATTGTCATTGACGAATTGTGGAACATTTCAGCGGCGGTAGTCGATGAAGCATTACGCCCAAGCCAAATTGCCAGGGCTAACCCTTTGTTGTCTATGTGGTCAACGGCAGGCGATGAGTCAAGCGCCGCCTTCATAGCCTTTAGAGAACAGGCCATAAGCGAAATAGACAAAGGCGATACCGGCAACCTTTACTTCGCCGAATACTCAATGGCGCCAGGTAGTGACCCCCGACTAGAAACAAATTGGATTCAGGCCAACCCAGCCATGGGGCAAACCGTGACAGTCGAGGCGCTTAGGGCTGTCAGCAAAAAAGACAGTTTCCTACGGGCACATTTAAATATGTGGGTATCAGCCAGAGGTTCTTGGATTTTGCCAGGCCACTGGGACAAACAAAAAACTGACCAACCAATGCCACCTGGTGGCGTGTTGGCTGTTGACACCGATTTAACAGATGGGCGTTATGTGGGCGTCAGGTCATCGGTGCATGAATCTAAAGCCCATGTTTGTGTCGAATTTATGGTGGACACCGAAGATTTAATGTGGCAAGAAATAGAACGGGTCATGGCTGATACTTCGGTCAGGCTGGTTATTACGCCAGCGCTTCATTTACATTTACCGCCAAATTTGGAACGAAGAACTTCGGTTATTGGTTACGGGGAACTTTTAAAGTATTCGGGTCTTATTCAAAAAATGATTGTTGAAGGCAAAGTTAGGCACCGTGGTGAACTGTCTTTGGCTGAACATGTCAACCGTGCTGTGCTAACTAAAACTGGTGGCGGTGTCGTTCTGAGTTCCCAAAAATCGCCTGGCCCAATTGAGTTGTGCCGGTGCATGGTTTGGGCTATTGCTGAATCGTCACGGCCAAAGGTTGTCGGTAAACCTATGTTTGCTGTATCTACGACACCATGACTTCAGGTAACGCTAATCTTTATCTAGTCCCTGTCCTGCGTCGGGCAGGGCAGGGACACCCCCAAAAGGAAAACCGACATGGGAATTTTTAGTAGTAACAAAGTGAATAAAGCGGCTATTAGTCCCCAGCCGAAAATAGAAGCCGCCGCTGTAGGTGGTGCCTATTACAGTTCCCAAGTTGCAGGCCCAAACCTTATTGGTGACTGGTGGTCTTACCAGGCGGGACTTTTGCGAAACCGTGCCATGTCGGTGGCCGCCATTAGTCGAAGCCGTGACCTTATGGCTTCACCTTTGGCCAGTATGCGCTTAAAAATGTGTACCGAAAAATGGAACGAAACCGAAGGCGAAATGGAAGAAGTACCATTGGCGCCCCGTTCTTGGCTTCGACAACTTGACCCCGAAATGCCTAACAGTTTCCTGTTCCCTTGGGTATTTGATGACCTTTTCTTCTTCGGAAGGTGCTTTCTTTTTATTACTTCTAGAACCAAAGATGGTTACATGGCCAGCGCCACCCGCTTACCCCAAGGTTCAATTACAACACCTGACCAAAACGGCCCAGTGTGGTTTGGTAAATCAAAAGAAATCTATTTCAACGGCGGCGCTATAGACCCCAAAGATGTAGTACAGATTTACAGCCCAACACAAGGCATGATTTTCATGTCAGAACAAACAATAGCAACGGCAATTAAATTAGAAGAAGCCAGGTACAGGAATAGTTCAAGCGCCATTCCGGCCGGCGTTTTGCGCCAAGTTGGCGGCGAGCCCTTGTCGAGTACGGAACTTGCCGCATTGGCTGAAGCGTTTAACCAAGCGAGAATGTCAAACCAAACAGCCGCATTAAACGAATATTTGACCTACACAGAAACTACAGCAACACCCGACAAAATGCTGTTGATTGACGCCGCCGAATATCAAAGTAAGCAAGTCGCTAACTTGTGCAATATTCCCCCGTATCTATTAGGTATTTCTACTGGTTCATACGCCTACACAAATAGCGAAAGCGCCAAGTCTGACCTTTGGACATTCGGTTTGTCAATGTACGCTCAGGCAATTACTGACGCCTTGTCTCAACAGTTGCCCCGTGGAACATATGTATCTTGGGACATTGACGACTATTTAATGACTGAAGAAAAAGACATGGGATATACGCAAACCCCCGAAAAGCCCGAAACACCACCACAAGAAAACACACAAGAGGACTTAGCCCAATGATTACTTTTAACGCCAATACTTTCGCTGTCGAAGCCGCTGGCCCTGACGGATTACCCCGCCGTACTATCACGGGCGTAGCCGTTCAATACAACACTTTCGCAACCGTAAGCGATGGCACCACGGTGTCGTTTGCACCAGGTTCTTTACCTGTAGACGGGCGCCAGCCCCGTGTTTTCATGTATCACGACAGCACTATGCCGGTGGGCCTAGTAACTGAACGGGTCGACACAGGTTCTGAAATGCTTATCGCAATGAAAATTAGCGCCACCAATTTAGGGAACGAAGCCCTGGTGTTAGCCGCCGACAATGTTATGGAACTTTCAGTAGGTGTTAACCCGACAGAATTTTCGTATGACGAAGAAGGAAATATGGTTATTGAAGCCGCTGAATGGACAGAGATTTCGCTAGTCCCCACAGCCGCTTTTAAAGGTAGTACCATAAGCCAAGTAGCGGCCTCAGAACCCGAAGCCGTAGAACCAGTAACGGAGAAAATCGCAATGGAAACCCCCGAAGTTATCGAAGAAGTAACTATCCCAACGGCGCCGATTTTTGCAACAGCGAAGCGTGAACCCCGTTTGCCAAACGCTTTTGAATTCATGGCCGCAATCCACAAGGGTGGAATTGAAGCCGCTAACGCCAACAAAGTTTGGGAAGATTACCGCCAATACCACAAGTCGCCGATTGAAGCGGCCGCTGGCGATGTCGTAACTTCAAATGTGGCCGGTGTGGTTCCGTTGCCGCTGTTGGGGCCTGTGTTTGCGGATATTAACTACATTGCCCCGCTACTCACAGCCGTAGGGACTAGGGCTATGCCTGGCGGCGGTACTGGTTCAACCTTTATTCGCCCAACATGGACAACTCACCCAACCGTTGCAGAACAGGCCGCCCAACTTGACGCCGTGTCAGCAACCACCAGCGTTATCGCCGCCAACACGGTTACAAAGAAAACTTTTGCTGGCGCCACCACCTTGTCTTACCAAACGGTTGACTTTACAGACCCCGCCGCAATGGCCGTGATTATGCAGGACTTGGCAGGCCAGTACCTTTTGGCTATTGACAACTTCGCTTGTGACAACCTTGTGGCCGCCGCTTCGGCTGATGGTGTTTGGGACTTGACCCCCGAAGATTTAATCAAGTCAATTTATGACTGTGCCGTAACTTCAGCGGCCGCTACCAACTTCTTGCCAACCCATATTGCTGTTGACCCAGCAACCTGGGGCTTGATTGGTCAACTAGTCGACAGCAATAAGCGCCCAATTTTCCCAGCAATCGGCGCCCCTGGCCTTGTTGGACAAAACACCCTTGGCGCTGGTTCAGCCGTAAGTTATTCCGGCATGAACCCGTTGGGTCTCAACATCATCGTTGACCGTAACTTCGCCGCTAAGACCATGGTTATTTTTAACGCTAACGCTTATGAAATTTACCGTGCTGACCGTGGCCTGCTATCGGTTGAGAACCCCAGCACCGTTTCCCGTACCATGTCAATGTTTGGTTACGCCGCTACTTTCGCCGCTAACTCAAGCATGATTCGCAAAATCACCCAGGCTTAGTCGAAAGGCGGTTAGCCGCCCATGGCTGTATACCAGGTAATTTTTCACCAGCGTTTAGACAACTACGCTGTTGTACAAACGCTAACTGAACCTGAATTGGACTTGGGTCTACCGTTTACGCTGGCTGGCTTAGGTCACGGTTTAAACGGTACACACAATGTTTACGCCTTACCCGAATATTTATTCACAGGTGTAACAAGTAGTGGCGATTTAACATTCGACTACAACTACCCAATAGAAAACCAAGTTCTTTTCTATGATGAAGGCGACGATTTAAACCGAAGCGCCGCAATCCCTCAAGGCACCCTGACCTACACCGAAACATGTACCTGGATTACAGGTACACAGATTGGCACCTGGCTAGGAATTGCATTAGCAGGCGTAGACGAAACGGCTTTCCTAACTCAATGTGCCAACAGCGCCAACAACTTTATATTTCGCCGTAGACAAGAGTCAGGGTATACCGACAGCCTTACTACTGTCCCAAGCGCTGATGTTCAATTAGCCACCATCATGATGGGCGGTTCAATTTATAGACAGCGAGGCGCCATAGACCAATTCGCAAGTTTTAGCGACATGGGCGTAGCCACAGTTTCGGGCCTGTCACCACTAATCAAACAGTTAGCCGGTATCCCAAGGCCAGCGGTTGCCTAATGACTGTTTACACCGACCTGTTCAATGAAGCCATAGATGACCTAGCGGCAACCTTGGCAACCATTACAGGGCTACGGGTTGTATTCGACCCTGAGAAAATCAACCCCCCATGTGTCTTTATTGACGCCCCAAGTTTTGACTGTTTCAACTACAACATCGTCACCATGAATTTTTCGGTAAAAGTAGTGACACTAGGGCCAGGCAATCTTGACGGCTTACGGAATGTTTTAAGTATGTCTGCTGGCATATTGGCAAAGAATGTCGCCGTGAAATCGGGGCGCCCTGGCTATATCCCAATAGGCGGCCAAACCTTTGCCGCTTATGACCTATCCATTGACATGCAAGCACAGACAGGGTGAACATGAAATACACAATTACTAGCGACAAAATTGGCACAGTAGGCGAAGAATTTGTGCCAGGTGCAGGAACCAACATTGAAGCATTGTTGCTTCATGGTTTCATCAAATCTGATGAACCAGTCAGCGACAAAGTGACCCCAAAATCTGCTAAAACTAAAGCACACACAAAGAAGGATTAACTCATGGCTACTTCGACATACCTTTCCAACCCTGGCGTAATGGTCAACAGCGTTTCTTTGACCGACCAATGCACGGCCGCCACCGTTACCAACATGGCAGAGGCGCTTGAGGCAACCGCCTTTGGTGGTACTTCACGGGTCTTTGTTAGTGGGCTTTTTAACCAAGAAATTACTTTGGATTTGTACATGAGTTACGCCGCAACCGAAACCTACGCCACCTTGGCCGCATTAGTTGGCACCACCACCACCGTAAAGGTTTCTAACACCGTTGCCGGATTAACCACAGCCAGCCCAACGGAACCCCGCTTTGAATTAGTCGGGTGCTATCTAGAATCTTTGCCAGTAATTAACGCCACCATGGGCGAATTAAGCACCATCAGTATTACTTTTAAGGGTGGCGTTCTTTCCACCGTTGTTTCCTGATTTAGCAACCCCAACAGCAAAGGCCCGACATGCAACTAACACTTCGAGTAGACCAGGGCGAAGGCCCTGTAGAAGTAAGTACCAACCTTTTCACTATTGTTTCGTGGGAACGAAAGTTTAAGCGTAAAGCCAGCGACATGGCCAGCGGTATCGGTATTGAAGATTTGGCGTACCTAGCCCACCAGGCATGTCAACAGCACAA